TGCCGTAAATGTGGCTACAAAGAGAATATTGTTTTAGAGGGTCTTCAAAATTTTTTCGTCTGACCCTTTCACACGATAGTTTAAATAATTATTATCAAACAAATTTTGCTATGATGCAACACCACAAATATAGTTTAACTGAATTAGAAAATATGGTGCCGTGGGAAAGGGAAATATATCTTACATTATTAATTAAATACTTGGAAGAAGAAAACGAAAAAATTAAAATGAAACAAAGGGCAAAAAAATAAATGGCACGTTTAGCCGATATTTACAAACAAGAATCTAAAACTGGTGGTGGAGTAAGCTCTGCCTTAGGAAAAAGATTAGCAGAAAAAATTGATCCACGACAAATATTTGATCAAAGTGGATTAATTACTGCTATGTTTCCTTCTCTTAAATCTCATAGTGCAATAAAACCAAGTGGCGGTGATTCACTTAAATCTAAAATAACACCAACTGCACAACTAGATTCTGGTGCTCTAACAGATGTTGCTGTTGCAACTAAAATGACTGCAAAAAATACAATGGTTCTTCCAGCGATGGCAAGAGATATGAATTTGATGCGTCAAAATATTGCAAAGGTTGTAAAACTTCAAGGTGGTGCTGCTGCAACAAAAGGCGATATGTTTTTCATGCGAGCAAAAGAAAGAGAATCAATATTTGAATCTGCATTTTCTAAACTAAGAGGTAAAGCTGGTTCTGTTGGATTGCCTGGTCCTTTGGGCGGAACAAAAAGAGATGGCCAATCAAAATCTACTGCATTGTATGTAGAAACCGTAGGATTGTCTGACACATTACTTGGTGCTTTAGGTGGTGCTGCAGCAGGAGCTGTTGGCGGAAAATTATCTGGTGCTTTGGCTAAAGCTTTGCCTTTTTTAGCATCTGCTACATTACCAATTTTAGGAATTGCTGGTCTTGCTGGACTTTTATATTTTCTCATAAAAAAAGATTCTGGAGAAGCTGAAACAGTAGACAAAATGGAAAAAGGTGGTGGATATACTCCTGAACAAGGAGGTCGAGCAGAACCAACCACACCACAAGCATCAGATGAAGAACTGAAAAAAGTCCGTGAAAGCATGAGATCATCAGAAGATCCCGCAATCCGAGCAGCTGCGGCTGAGCTAGATCGCAGAGATGCAGTTAAAGCCTTACCTGATGAAAGTGAAGCAGAAAAAAGAAGATTAGGACTATCTGTATCACCAGAAATTTCAACAACGCCAACTCCTGCCATAACTCCTACAACTGAATCAATACCATCAAATGTTGTAGTGAGTGGATCTGGAGAAGCTATTAGGACAGGGTCTGGTGGATATGTAACGTCTGGAGAGCCATCAACAGCTCCAACACCAGTTGTAGAACAAACAACAATAACACAAGCACCATTTCCAGTGATTTCTCCTTCACCTGCTGCACCAGCTGAATCAACAAGTCCAACAAAAGCTGTTACTCCAGCTGGTACCGGGCCAAGTGATAGTTTAATTAACTTTTTAAAACAAAAAGAAAATCCAGTTCTTGCAAAGAGTAAAGGAACATCAAAAGCATTTTGGGATTTTAAACAATATAGCATTGGTTATGGAACAAAAGCAAATAGTCCAGATGAAATTATTAATGAAGCCGAGGCCGATAAAAGATTGCGTAATGAATTATCTAAATCGTATGAATTTGTAGCAAGTTATGCTAAACAAAAAGGTTATAATTGGGATCAAGGTAAAATGGACGCTTTAGCATCTTTTGTTTATAATTTAGGTCCAGGCCAATTAAAAAATTTAACAAATGATGGAAAAAGAACTGATGCAGAAATAGCACGAGCTCTGCCTTTATATAATAAAGCTGGCGGAAAAGTTTTAGCTGGTTTAGAAAAAAGAAGAACATCCGAATTAGCAATGTTTACAGGTGGAACTGAATCAATGACAGGTGCAGCTCCAGTTTTAGCAAGTTCTTCAGAACAAACAAGTTATTCACCAAGCAGTTCGGCAGCAACCGCGGTTACACCTGCTCAAACAAAAGGTACTGCTGTTGCTGCAGCATCAACGGCTGTTGCTGAGGGTCAAAGAACCTCTTCTGGATCTAGTGGATCAGTTGTTGTTGACAATTCACAAAGAACTACGGTAGCATCAGCAGCATCATCAGGAAAACCAGCATCTGCATATGATAAAGATATTGTTGATGCTTTGATGTCATCTAGTTACGCATAAAAACCCCGGCACGAGGCCGGGGTAGCACTTGCATGGCATGGGTTAGAATCAGTTAGATTCCGCAAGGGATTTAAAATAATCCAAATCTTCATCTTCTTCACTCATAGATTTATCAATGATAGATGTGTCAGCAGTTACATCAGCTGCTTTAGATTTAGATACAGGTGCAACTCCATCAAAACCTAGTGCTTTGTCCAATCTTTGTTTCAACTGGTCATAAGTTTTGAAGTTCTTACGCTCAAGAAATTCTTTGAGACTATACTCTGTTTTCCAAAGAGCCTCAAGTTTTTCATCATCACCATCAAAGAGTGCAGATTTATCAGCAAACTCTGATTTATCATAGTTACGATAACCTTCAACATTACGAATTTTAAGTTTGAAGTTAGCACCTTCCCATAAATCAAATGGATTAATTGGTGTTTCATCAGCAAATTCAGGATTCATAGCCTCTGTAATCTTATCAAAGATTTTCTTACCAAACTTAAACAGTTTAATTTGACCTTCATTTGATTTATTTGCTGGGTCAGAAACAATCAAAACATTGGCGATATAAGATAATTTGCGTTTTTGTTTTCGAGCAATGTCTTTATTTGCTTCAATGCCAGAATTCCATAATGTATTGTTATGCTCACACACTGGACATTTTTCATTTAGTGTTGTCAAGCAATTATCAATTAACCAACCGCCTGGTCCTTGGAATCCATGTGAGAATACACGAACCCATGGCAGAGCATCATCACCATCAACCTGAGGTGCAGGCAGAAAGCGAATTACTGCCATACCATTACCAGCTTTATCTACTTCTGGTTGCCAAAAACGAGTATCATCTTTAGAACCACCTTCGTTGGTTTGGTTTGTTGCTTCAATTGCTTTGGTAAGTTTAGAGAGGTCAGAACGACCACGCTTTAGATTTGCAAAACTACTCATAGTATTTCCTTTCGTATAACGGTATATGAACGATGTATAAACGACTTATCCACAAAAACATATTATATCATTTATTTAGTCACAAGTCAAGCTTTTATTAAGGTAAATTTTTTTTTATCATTTCTTTATAATTTTTTTAAGTATAAGTTTATATTTTGTGTCTTCTGGTAAAAATGGCATTAATTTTTCTACTTTGATTTTAAATATGGGCCATCGAATGGTATCTGAAATCTCTTGACCAATTCTTCATAAATGGTAAAATTTTGGCCAACATTGTAAAGCTTTCAATATGTATTTCCTTGCGAAGCGTCTTTGTAAGTAATATTGGATAATCTCCGTCATTCACCTTTAATACAGCATTTGGATCATCATGGCCATTAAATACTTCCTTACAATCATTTTCAAAAACATACGAAAGCGATTGAAGAATTCGTTGATGTTCACGAAAATTCACTTCTGCGGTATCACTCAATAAGTCACCAACCCACAATGTTTCTTTTGTAAGCAGATTTGCAACAATAAACGAAATCAATTCATCACGATTGCTAAACTTGCGTGATAGTTTATAAAAATGATATTTGTCTTTACGATTTTCAAATGCTGTGATACTTATGTTTGTCTTGCCATTATAATGAAAGAAATCATAATTATCTTTGGCGAAATGAAGTTTGAGGGATTCATAAAGACCGAAAGCCTCGTACCCTGTCATATTGGAAGCCTAGAACCTTTTTCTTTTAATAAATTTAAATCCATGGCATTGTTAGCTAATTTTGATTTAAGATTTGAATTTACTAACGATGCTGCCACTTCAATCTCTAAACCAGTTTCTTTACAATACTGAACAATTGCTTCTATGTAATTTAAATCGGTGTTTGCTACTAACGCATCAATTGCTTTTGCAAACTTTCCCATTTCATCTTTTGTAGGCATTACTTGTCACTCACATTAGGTTTTGTTTCAAATGGCCAGTTATTTTGTGGAATTTCTGAGAAATCAGAATTTAATTGTTCGTCAGTTGCAATATATGAATCGTCATCGTCATCAATAAAATCTAACTGACCACGAAAATGAAAACCACACCCACGCAAAAAGTTTTCAAATTCTTCAATGATTGTTCCTAAAGAACCAGAATTAAATTGAACAGTCCTTTTTGCATCTACGTTAGTGGCAAATGGCATTGATTCATCTTCACAAATAAAAGTAAATTTAGACATA